TATTGAGCTATCAAAACCAGAAACAGAAGCTGAACGGGTTGAGCGTGAGCGATTGGAAGCGGCTTATGATTTGTATTGTGTATTCGAATCATCAAATGGGTATGATTTACTTAGCTTTGAAGATTTCAGTCGAAGCGCTCGCGATGAAGAGCGAAGCGGATATCTAGCGATTGTTGACGCAGGCTACAAAAAAAGGAGGGGTGATTAATGAAATCAATGCCACACCGTAGATGGTGGAATAGAAAAGTAGGACCAAAGTTCAAATAACAAAAACAGCCTCGCAAATCGCGGGGCTTTCTTTTGTCTGTTTCAAAAGTGATATCATAAAGAAAAAACGGGCTAGTTATGTGGCTAATAACAGAATTATTCGACTGGATGTTCTATAGACAGCATGTGTTTTATATTGCATTGGGTACAGGTTTTGTTTACGCATTACTGTGGCAAAACAGAATTAGAGTGAAGGAGTTAGAGTATCGTGAACACAGGCTCAGAGTTATTACAAAAAGTTGTGAGCAGTGCAGCGGACGTATCTGGGAAGACAGCAATTAGCTCCGGTGTTGCAACCGGTAGCGGCTTCCTTTCTTCGTTAAATGAGTACGCGCCATTGATAGGTATAGCGTTTACCGCAATGACAACATTTAGCTATGTGTATTTCCGTAGATGGGAATGCAGAATACAAGAAAAAGAGTCCGAGCATAGAATGATGGTTTTGAAATCAAAAGAGGATGTATGCGATGGCAAAAGCTAAAGATAAACCGACTGAAGATAGAATCTGGAATGAGGTAAATCCTTTTGGTAAGAAGTCCAAGCTTGGTAAGGGCAACTTTCGCTTTGAGACTCCAGAGCAACTTTGGGAAGAGGCGTGTGAGTATTTCGAGTGGGCGCTAAATACACCATGGAAAGAAAATAAAGCTATGAAGATGAAGTCGGGCGACAGTGATGTGATTGAATATTACAACACAACTAAGCCGCGTTACTTGTCTAACGTTGGTCTGTGTTTGTTTCTTGGCATTCAGCGTTGCACGTATGGTTACTATCAGAACGGCAAGCATAACAAGGAGGGCAAAGACTTCTCATCTGTGTGCGCTGTGATTGATGATATCGTTCATGAGCAAAAACTATCTGGTGCGGCTGCGGGCATTTTCCACCCTATGATTGTTGCGCGTGAATTGGGTCTTGCAGATAAGCAGGAAATCTCACACGAAGTAACCGATGACTTTGAATCTCTAATGGGAGATGCGGCAGAGAATGATTAGCCCTGATTTAGATTTTGAGCTCTCACAAAAGTATCTAAAGCTCTTTGATGAGAAGAAAATGACCCTTGACCAGTTCAAGAAAGCGGTCAGATGCAAGATATTTAGAATGGGTGCTTTCTATCACATCATGGACGCTGAGGGTCAGAAGGTTAAGTTTAGACCTAACGGCCCTCAAACTGAGTTCTTCACTAGCCGCCATCAAAGAGGGATTATCCTCAAGGCTAGGCAGCTTGGCTTTACGACCTACGTTATGATTAGTGACCTGGACGACTGCCTATTCATCAAGAACCATCGAGCGGGTTGCATTGCTCATAACGATAGCGCGGCAAAGGATATCTACCGCAACAAGATTCGATATGCGTACCGAAACATTAAGCCGTCAGTGATTCAAATGCTGAGGCTTATTGGGTTTGAATTGCCAGTGCCGACGAACGATAAAGATAACAGCTACGTGTTTAGTAACGGTTCATCTATTGGTGTATCTACTGGCTTTCGTGGCGGTACGTTGCAATCTCTGCATATTTCGGAGTTCGGTAAGATATGCCGCAAGTTTCCAGATAAGGCGTTAGAGATTGTTACAGGTGCATTTCCTGCTTGTTCTGGTAAGGGTGCAACAATAACCATCGAGTCAACCGCTGAGGGTAAGAGTGGTTATTTCTTCAAGTATTGCCAAGAGGCTCAGAAGATTGCGCAGACTGGCGGCAATCTAACCAGTAAAACATTCAAGTTCCATTTCTTTCCGTGGTGGAAAGACCCGAAATACACAATGGATGAAGAGTGCGAGTTCGAGCGTTTATCTCCTTACTTTGATGAGCTTGAGCATAAGCACGAAATCAAACTAAGTGACGACCAGAAGCGTTGGTATGCGTCAGAACATGCAATCCAAGGCGACAAGATGAAGCAGGAGTTTCCATCCACACCAGAGGAAGCGTTTGCACAAGCTATCGAGGGTGCTTATTACTCTGACCAGTTCACTAAAATTTACAAGGAAGGTCGCTACATGGATTCGGTCTTTGATAATGACGCTAAAGTTCACACTGCATGGGATATCGGTGTTGGTGATTCGACGTCCATTTGGTTCTATCAGTTGATTGGCAAAGAGATTCACATTATCAATTACCTGGAGAACTCAGGCGAGCCTCTTGGTTATTACATCAAGGAAATCGAGTCACTAGCTAAGAAATATAATTGGTCATACGGAAAGCATCACGCACCGCACGATATTAACCATAGGGATTGGTCATCATCGGGCAAGACACGTAAAGAACAGGCGCGTGAAGGTGTCGAGTATGGCGGCAAGGTCTACCGCTTGAGGTTCGAGGAAGTGCCGAAGCTTGGTGTTGATGATGGTATCGAACATGCGCGTACAGTGCTTGATAGGTGTGTGTTCTTCACTGGTTTGGGCGGCACTGTCGGCGAGGATAAAGGCTCAATCAAGTCTGGTGTTGAATATGGCGTAACGTGCTTAGAGTCATATCGAAAGGAATGGAATGATAAGCTTGGCTGTTGGAGGGATAGACCTCTGCATGATTGGTCTTCGCATGGCTCAGATGCATTTCGTTATCTAGCTGTTGCAGAGAATAAGCGCGTGGTTGGATTTAGACTCAATCGTCAGTAATTAATCAAGTTCACATTTGCTACAATAGCCTCATTAATGACAATGAGGCTTTTTTATGTCTGTAAATAATGAACATCCACTCTACGAGGCTCGAAAGAATTTGCGCGGTCGCATTCGAGACTGCATGACGGGTACAGATAGAGTTAAAAGTAAAACAACGCGTTACCTGCCCCTACCTGACCCTGTGTGTAACAGTGCTGATGATAAACGATACCTTGCATATCTTAACGGGGCTTACTTCATAAACCTTCCTGCGCGTACTGTGCGAGCTTTTAGCGGTCTTGTTCAGCGTAAAGAGCATGATGTCGAGTTGATTACGCCGCTTGAATACATGTACGAAGATGCAGATGGACACGGTACTACACTACAGCAGATGATTGGTTATTCGCTTGATGAGTGTGAGACGCTTGGAAACTTTGGCATTCTAACCAAGATGCCAGTTGCTAACGAGGTCAACAAAAGTAATGAAGATGCGTTCATGCCTACGCTACATATTTACGATGAAGAGCAAATCATTAACTGGCGCGTGACCAATGGTAAGTTGTCTATGGTCGTATTGCTTGAGGCTAATGAAGTCCCGAAAAGTACAGACATGTTCGAGACTATGATTGTTGCTACTTATCGAGTGCTTTACATTGGCGAGGATGGAAAGTTACATGAGGACCTATATAAAGGGCAAGAGCGCGATGCGATTATTAGTGCTTTTTATGCTGATGATTACTATTCGGGAATTGTTAACTACGGTGATTCGTGGGAAGTTACACAGACAACCTACACTGAGCGCAAGGAGATTCCGTTCACATTCTGCGGCGCAGTCAGTAACGAGCCGGGATTAGACCCGTCACCAATTGAAAACATCTGCGACTTTGCGCTGAAGATGTACCAAGTTTCTGCCGATGAAATGCTCAATGTTCACAATGCGTCTGGTGGCGTGCTTACTATTACATCCAGCTACGACATGGATTCATGGAAGGAAATGAACGGTTCAACTGACATTAACGTTAACTTTGGTGCGATTCATCTCGGCGATACTGGTGCGATGAGTTACGTGCAAGCATCTGAAGCTACGATGATTAACTCAGTTATGGATAGGCTAATGACCCTTGCAATTGCTCAGGGCGCTCAGGTAATTATGCCTAACCAGCAAGACAAGACAGCAACAGAGGCGCGTATCGACCAAGGCGCTAACTTGTCACAACTAGGACAGATTGCACAGAACATCGGACAGGCATTTACGTGGGCGATTAACATGGCGGCACGAATGATTAATCAGCCAGAAGATAACCTGGTTAAACTTAATCAGGAGTTCTTTAGTGAGAAACTAAGCGCTGAAGATATGCGAGCGTGGTCAGAGCTAATTATGCGCGGCCATGCAACTGAAACCGACCTACGACGCGACATGCGCAAGGGTGGTCGTATTGATTCAGACCGTGAAGACGACGACATTGATAATGAACTAGCTGAGGCTAACATTGACGGCGGCGTAGTTGGTGGATTTAACGCAGTAGCACAATAAACGTGACACAACTCACAAAGCCTCTATATGGGGCTTTTCTTTTATCTGCTGCGTGGTTATTGTGTGGGTGTCAACTAAATAGATAGGAAATAGACATGAAGAAGATTTACATCGCAGGGCCAATGACTGGTTATGAAAACTACAACCGTGAAAGCTTTTTTAGCCGCGCAAACTTCATCGAAAAATGCGGCGACACACCACTAAATCCAGCATCATTGCCAGGTGGATTGACACAAGGTCAGTACATGGATATCTGCTTTGCCATGATTCGCGCTGCCGATGCTATTTACCTACTAGAGGGCTATGAAGAATCAAAGGGCGCAATGGCTGAGCTTGCTTATGCTGAAAAATTAGAGTTGGAGATTGTTGAGCTATGAACCCACAAATAAGCAGCAAGGCACGAAAGAAAGACAACGCAGCCAAACCGCAACTAGCAACACGACAGGAGCGTCGTAAATTTCTAGAGCAATTAGACGACATGATGGCAGCGATTAACGGCGAGTTAACAGGTAGCCTTCGCACAGTACATAACAGAACATTAGCGAGTAAATAACATGACAAACAAAACAGTACGACCAATTATGACAGTTGAAGCGCGTGATATTCTTGACGCTATGCATGACACTGTAAACTGCGAAACAAGAAGTGAATCGATAGTTAAGTATTTCGAGATGAACTTTAGAGTATGCAAGCAAAATATAAAGGTTCATAAAGAGCTGATGCAATGGAAACTAATCGCATGGTCAATGACCGCCGCATGCATCGCCCTTGTTGCCACGATGATGATTACAGCTTCATGATAAACTAGCCCTCAATTAGAGGGCTTTTTTATGGGTGAAATATAATGGCAGCTGATTCACTGATGATGGCTGAATCTTCACACAGTATTTACGTGAATAGACTCGCATCACAAGAGGTAAATAAACTTAATGAGTTCTGGGGTGGTTACTTGCGACTACTCCAGAATGCGCTTGGTGGCTACGATAGCTCAATGACGCAGCGACAGTTCAATAAGCTAATTAAAGACGTTGACGGCGTTATCACTGCGAATATGGAAGAGTGGCAACATCAACTAACACTAGACCTTGATGAGTTTGCAGAATACGAAACAGACTTTCAAGCGCGTATGATTGGCGCGGTGACTGACCAAGATATAGCCGTACCTGCACCATCGCAAGTTATCGCTGCTGCAATTGCTAATCCAATTCAAACTGGTTCGGGCGCTATTCAATTCGAGCAATGGCTCACTAACGTATCAACACAACAACGTCAAAGAATCGAAGGTGAGATTAAACTGGGATACGCTAACGGTGTGCCGACTAATCAAATGGTGCAAAACATCGTAGGCACTCGCGCTAATAAGTTTACTGATGGCATTGCGAATATCGATAGGCGTAGCGCTGTTACCTTGGTTAGAACATCAACCAACCATTACGCCAATGAAGCGCGTAAGCAGGTGTACAAAGAAAACAAGCGCGTAGTTATTGGCCATCGGTGGGTGTCAACACTAGATAAGCGCACAAGCAATGTCTGCCGCGACCGTGATGGCGATGAGTATATTTATGCTGATGATAAGCCAGTTTACTACCCGCCAGCTCATTTTTCTTGCCGCTCAAGTACAGCTGGAATTGTCAAGGGATACAACGAAGTAAACCCAAACGGTAAGCGCTCATCCAAAGGCGGTAAGATTGTCGATGGCGAGTTAAAACAAGACCCTAAACAAGTGAGTGCAACACAGACTTACTACGACTGGCTCAAAGGTCAACCCGCGCAATTCCAAGATGAAGTGCTAGGCAAAACGAAAGGCAAGATATTCCGCAACTCTGGCGTATCAGTCGATAAGTTCAAAACGCTTATGATTGACCGCATGAATAAGCCTATGACTATCGACCAAATGGCAGCGAAAGATAAACAGATAGCTGATTACCTCAAGAAGATTAAGTAATTGTGATGCGCATCACTGAAATTGTTCGGTGGTGCGTTTATTGTAGGGGTGTTGATAATTAATGAGAAATTAGCATGGATATGTTCAATCACTTAAATACAGCGCAAGAACCACCAAAAGAAGGTGATGCAATCATCATCGAGACAAAGAGAAATAAAGGAAGCAAGATAGTTTTGCGAGTTGCTGAAGTTGTTGATTGTGGTGATGGTCCAGAATTGATAGTTAGCAAAGGTAGAAATAAGTATTTCA